TGCGTCATCGTCACCGTCGGCACGCCCATCGCCGACGAGATATGCAGCGCCGCGGTATGCACCCCTACCACCTCGTCCAACGCGGCAATCATGCCCGCCAGGAGGTCGATGTCCTTGCCCTGCGTCACCCACGGCAGGCGCAGCAACTGGCACCCGGTCTTTTCCTCGAACGCCTTGACCTCGGCCGCGTCGTCTTTGTATTGCAGACTCACAAACTGCGTATCCGGCTCGTCGCGCAACAGCGGCAGGAACGCCGACAGGCCCGCAGTGCGCTCGACTTGGCCGGTGCGCGGGAAGCCGCCCGACCACGCCAGCCCGATCGTCCTCCGGTTGCCCAGCAGGCTGCGGAACATCCGCACATAGTCCGCATTCGGCACCAGATACGGCTTCCGCGGGAAAGACTCGTTGCTGGTGCGGAACAACTCACCCAACCCGAACAGCGTCTTGTGGTGCGTCGGCGCCAACGGCAGCGTCACCGTCTTGCTGTGCCGCGTCGGCGTCACGATCGCCTCGGGGAACGATCTCGCAAACAGCGCGTACGCCCGCTCGTCACAATCGAAGATGAACTTCTTGCAGTGCCGGATGGCGTCGGGGATCACCCCCGCAGCCATGATCTCGTCACCCAAGCCCTGCTCTCCGGTCACCATCACCACCGCATCCGGCTCGCCCTGCCACTCCTGCGTGTCCCCGTAGCGGTAATCCTTGCGCCACTTGCTACCCTCGGTCTTCTTGAAACCGGCCCAGCCTGGGATCCACTTCTGGTCTGCCAGATCGCAGTTGGCCAGATGCACGATCGCATCCTTGAACTCGGGATCCAGCTTCAGCGCCTCGAGCGCGTGCTCTCGCCCCTTGGCCCAGTTGCCGGCCGTGGTATGAGCAAAGGACAAATCGGCACAACTGCGCGCGTCCCGTTTGATCTTGTATGCTTTTTCGGCAAACCGGATCGCCTCCTCGTAGCGATGCATCTCTGCCGACGAGATCGACAACTGCCCCCAACCCTGCGCCGCATGGGGCCGCAACTCGCACACTCGCCGCAGGAATTGCTGCGCCTGCGTATTGCGCCCCACTTTCAGCATGACGCTGCCGATCACGAACAGCGCCTTGTGATTGTCAGGCTCCAGCGTCAGCACCCGGCTGGCCATTTCGGCCGCCTCATCCACCATGTTGGCATCGGCAAGCTCGCCGGCCCGCTTAATCCACTCGTCTACTTGCGTCATTTAATCGCGTGGTGGCGATGCGTCGTCTTGCAATACTGATAGTTGCTGTTGATCTCGTTCAGCAGGCGCTTGTTGTCGTTCTTGTCGAGAATGTTGATCCCCTTTTTGAACAACTGCGCCTGCACCACCGGGGGGATCACCGCGTATAACCAACCCTCGGTCTTGAACCCGTGATCCGTGGCCTGACTGTTGGCCAACTCCTTGGCGAAGTCGAGTATCGGTTCCACGTCCTGCTCGCTGGTAATGTGGAACTTGCCGTCTGGAGTCCACTCGACGTAATCGGTCATCCCCGTCACCGGGTCGTAATCCAGGAACTCCCTCGCCATTACAGTCCCAGCGCCGTCTGAAAGTCGGCGACGTTAGCCAGATACTCCGTATTCAGTGCCGCCACCTTGATCTGTGCCTCCGCCGACAACGGATGCGCTTCCGACGCCTCGGCCAACGCTGCGGCGAACAGTGCCGTTCCCAGCGCCTTGACCTTGTCTTCCGCTCCCGACGCCGCCGTTACTGCTGCCGACGCTGCAATCAGGCTTGCATTGCTCAGTGCCATGCTGGCTCCCCATAAAAAACGGGCGAGGATCGCTCCCCGCCCGCTCAAGCACTACCCCCGCCAATTACGCACCAGGATACATGCCCTTCCAGGCACAGGACGCATTCGGGTTGCGTGCGATCACGGTGTACTCGGCCACCAGCAACTTGGCGTCACCGTCTTCGCGCTTCGCCATATCGACCACCTTCGGCGCCCGCAGTTGACCCAGCGCCCACATCGGCAGATCAAAGCCGATCGCGGAATCGCGCCGCAGGTAGCGACTGAGCACCACCTTGCAGGTGCCGTAACTGGTCACGATCACGTTCGCCGAATTGGTAATCGGCAGCTTGTCGAGCTTGCCCAGATCGATCATCCGGGTTGCGCCAGACGCCAGCCCGTCGAGCACGTTCTTCTGTGCCGCCGACGCCAGGATCGTGTCCACCTCGCCGCCATCCGCCCAAGCCAGTTGCAGGCCCTCGGTAATGTCGGCGATCGTCATCGCCACGGTGCCGGTCGTACCCGCGGTGACACCAACCACCGCCGAAGAGGCATAGGACGGCGTGGTGCCCGTGGTGTTGGCATTGGTCCCGGCCGCCTTGGCCAGCACGGTATTACCCGGGATGTCAGCACCCTGACCCCAAATCCAAGCCAGCACACCGCCGGTTGCCCGCGCCGTTCCGGTAGCGCCTGCCGAGGAGCCCTGAATGCCGAGACAAGTGAATTCCATGTCCCGCTTCAGTTCCTTCATCGACTTCAGCACCGCCCGGCCCATCGGGTTGCCGCCCACCGTATCGGTGGCCTGATGCGTGCCGGTGATCAGGATGGACTTGTTGCTGATCTGCGTGTAGTTGGAAACGCGGGTTGCAGTCACCAGCGTGGCGGCAGTGAAAGCATCGCCCTCAAGCTGCTTGTTCGCGGCTGCCGCGGCCAGGGTATCGAAGACCCATTGGTGCTGCGTGTTGCCGACGTTGACCTTGTCAACGTTGGAAATGAAGTAAGTATCGGCCGGGAACAGGTCCCAGATGACCGAATCAAGTGACTCTTTCAGTGATGCAGAGTCGAAGGTATCGGTAGAACCGGCAGTTTGCGTCATTGGATAGCCTCAGCTATTTGAAGGTGCGGTTGAGAACTCCCAACATCAGATTCTCTTGCGCCCTGTGATTACCCTTCTTGCCCTGCGACCGAAGCTCCGATTGGAACTTGGCGAAGGACGCCTTTTGGTTGGTCTTCTGCTGTGCCGGTGCCGCCCCAGGCTTGGCCATCGTGGGCGCCTCCCGCAACTGCTTGACCTTCGCCGTCTTCTGGGCCTGCAACTGGTCGTAAAGCCACGCCTTGCGTGTCACGAGCAGCGCCCGATGGTCCATAATGCCGGCGATTTCGTTCTGCTGGAAACCACTGTCCGCGAGATACTGAATCAACGCGGCTTTCTCCTTAGCAGCCTGCTCGCTGTTGCGCCACTGAGGCAACTTGGTTAGCAAAGCCTGCTCTTCAGCACGAAGCGTCGCCTGGGCTGCTTGCGCTTGGCCCTCTTGGATAGCCTTGTGCTTGTGGCCGATCTCCTCGGCCTTGTTGCGCCGGTACTCGCGCAACTGATCCCGTTGCTCTTTCAGCTTCATGGCGTTGAACGGATCCTTCTCGAACTCCGCCGCCATGTCGATGCGGTTGTATTGCTCCAGTTGCGCGTCCAACGCCCTCAACTGGGTGAAATCCTCGTACAACGCCGCCTGCGCCTGCTGCTGCACCTCGAGCGCCTTTGCCTGCGCCTGGATGATCTCGGCATTGCGGGCGTTGATCTCGCTCTTGCGGGTGTAGTCGAGCCCCTTTTGCAGCAACTCCTTGACCGCCGCCTGGCCACGGACTAACTCTACCCGGCCGCCGATTTCGACCTCGTACTCGGGCTCGTCTACCGCAGGCGCTTCCTCTTCACCCTCCGCCTCAACCTCTGTCGGCTCGCCCTCTTCCTCGGTTGCCGAAGCCGCTGCATCCTCGGTCGCCTCTTCGGCAGCCTCAGCAGGGGGCTCAGACGGGGCTGTGGGCGTCTCCTTTGCCTTCTGCGGGGGAGCATCCCCAAACGCCGCTTCCAACGCTCCTAGCGCGTCTGATTCACTGATTTCGGCCATTCGTCTTCCCAAAGAAAAAGGCCCCCGCAGGGGCCCTTGTGCGCCAAGCCAACCTAGCCGGCGCGCCTAAACCACTTTTTCTGCGCCTCTTCCAGCTTGATCGACTCGGCGGCCACCGCGCCGTTGCTGATAATCCGCAGCCAATGGCCCTGCAAATCGGTGAGCAGGTTCAGCGCCAACTTCGCCTTCAACGTCGCCTCATCGGTCTGCGCCGCCTCCATCAGAGACAACAGCCGCTTTCGCAGCGCGTCCCAAGCCTCCTGATGCACCGGATTCTCGAGCAGTTGCCGGGCATGATCGGCCCGCCTTACTTCTTTCAGATCGCGCTCGCTCACATCAGCACCAGGATCGCTTCCTCATCATCCTCTTCACGCCGCGCCAGCAGGCGCTCCAGCCCCGCCAGAATTGCCGCATCCTGCGCCCGCTCGGCCTCATTTCGCAGCAGAATGAAGTTGTCCGCGTTGAACCTCGCCAACGGCGGCGGCTCGTCCACATACTGCGCCGGCAGCGTCACTGTCCGTACTTGCTGCCGCCGCTTCGCCCGCGTCGGTGCCGGCTTGATCGGCTCGGGTTCCTGCACCAGACGCGAGAGGATGTAATCCAACTCGGCATCGGTTACGTCCCACTCCTGCCCGTGCAAACGCACCCGATTACGCCGTCTTGCGCCGCCGACGCCCGCAGGCTGATAGTCGCTATAGCCCCAATCCCAGTAGCCGGCATCGACATAGAACTGACTCGGCATATCAGTATTTCGTCGCGATCAACCGACTGCCCAGTGTGTCCTTGGCAATATGCGTATCGAAACTGATTACCGCCGCGGTCGCGTTGACCGGATCCGCACCGGCAAACACGCCGCTGGTGTTGGCGTTGTCGCGCAGGATACGGTACTGAATGCAGTCGCTGATCCCCGCCCCATCCGGCGGTGTAATGCCCGCGGCGGTGTTGAACAATTGGTGAAACGTGCCGCTTCCGGGATAGGTGAACACTTGATCGTTACAGGCCAAGTTAGTCCACGCCGTCACTTTCAATTCGCCCATCCGCTGCCACCGATACTGCACCAACCAATTCGGGCTCGCCGCAGTCGTCTGCCACGCATGGATGTGCGGGAATACCGTTTGCAGGTTCCAAGAGTGGCTAATCTGCTGCGAGTCGATAAGGTAATCGCTAAGATTGCTGGCAGTGGTGAACTCGACCTGACTCTCGGCTAGATTTGTACTGACTCCAGGGCCCGATTGCTGAAGATTGATCGCCGCCCCGAGCAAGTCGTCCCACGCCAGCGCGCCCTCGTCTAGGCGGATGGTCTGGGTAAGAGCCAGCCCCGATTCGCCAACCGTTTGCCCCGCGCCAGCGAAAGCCTCCAGCGCATCCCAATTGTCGTCGATCTCGTCCCACGTTAACTGCCGGCCCTTGGCCCGGCGCTTGTTCAGGGCCACTACTGCATACCCTGCTGCACTGGCGCCACGCCCACCACCCGGCCGTCAGGACCGCGGATCACCTGCTTGGGCGCGTTAGCCGCCTGGGCTAGACTCGCCACCATTTGCGTTAGCTGCTGCATCATCGCGCCCATCTGCGGAGCATCCTCGCCATCGCCCTCGCCCTCGTCGGGGCCGTCTTCCCGTTCAGGGGCCATGCTTGCAGAGAGCACATTGCCGGCGATCTCGATCAGCTTTTCCTTGACCCGCGTCTCGCTGGCCAGTTGCGCCTTGAACTGCTCCAGCGCCATGTCGGCCTGCATCTTCTCCCGCGCCAGCACCATGTCCGCCTCGGCCTGGGCGTTTTGCGCCTGGATCTCGTTGGTCATGCGCTGCTGCTCGAGCGCCGCCTTCATCTGCGCCTCTTGCTGCCCCTGCTGACCCTGCGCCTGCAACTCCATGCCCTTGATCTGCTGCGCCGACTGCGCCTTGATCTGCTCGGCCTGCACCATCGGATTCGGCTGCGGCGGCGGCATCTCAACCTGCCCCGTCTGCGGATTCGGCTGCGGCGGCTTCAGGAACCGATCAGGATTCTTGAACCCGGCCGCCTTCAGCACCTCGGCGCCATAGTTGTACGCCTCGAGCGGCCCCGCCAACCCCATTTGCATCGCCTGCTGGATCAGCGGATTCAACGCCGTCAACTTGGCCAGCATTTGATCGCCCGTGCCGCTGCCCAGGCCAACGCTAATCTGCAAGTCAGTGCGCCTCACCCATGACCGGGGCGAGATTGTCACCCACTTGTTCTTGAGCCGGATCTTCTCGTCCTTGGTGCTATGCTTGAGCGTCAACGCATGAATGATGCGGAACAGGTCGCGCAGCAACGTCTCGGCGATCGTGCGACTTATCATCTCCAAGCGCAGTTGGCTTTGGCTCGTCGCCTGCATTAACCCCGTGGCCGTCTTGTTGATCAGGCTATCGCTGTCCATCCCCTGAGCGTAACGGGTGTAACCAGTGCGGTTCTCGCGCACTGCGTCCAGGTACTCCAGCCCCTGCAACGCACTCGCCCCCGTGTCTGGCGTCAACAGCGGGAACACGTCATTCCCCGGCACGCCACTGGTACGGATGATGCCGCCGGGACGGCTGATCAGCAGATCGTCGATGTTGACGTTGTCGGGATTGACCACCAACCGCGGCGCCGTAGACAGATACTTGGCGTCCATGAAGGAACGCATCAACGCCGTCTTCAGCCGGGCAAGGTCCGCCACCATGTCATAGACCGACACGCCCAAGTGCTCATGTGGCATGATCGTACCGGTGCCGCAAGCGATCGGCACAATGTCGGCCTCTTCATCAGCCAACAGCGTCTGCCCGATTTGGCACACCCGACGCAACTCGGCAATCCCGTCGCCGTCGCGGTCAATGCGGATCCATGTTTCCTTGAGCAGCACCAAGCGTCGCGCCGGATCACTCGTCGGATCATCGTCCTCGCTGCCACTGAACCGCGCCCGCGCATCGTCCTCGAGCGACTCGGCGCTATTGTCGTCGCCGATGTCGTCGTCTACCTCATAGCCCATCTGCCGCACTTCGGAAAGCATCACCGTCACGCGATGCTGCACGAAATCCACGTCCTGCAAACTGGGTCCCGGCGCCCGATCACTCACCAGCACTTCATCGGGCGGGATCGGCACCACTTCGACGTATTCTGTAGGACGCGAGCGCCGCACCTTCACGTCATGCAGCATGGCATTGACCGGCATCCCCTGCTGGTCGATCGCCCCTGCGGCCATCGGATCGGGATACTCGACATGCCCGACTACTTCTACGTCCTTGTCCTGCAATAGCAGGGCGATTTCTTCGTCCGACTGCCCGGTGTACGTCTCGAGCACGATGTCGCTACGCTTGGTCCAGTTGCACTTGACGTACCCGGCCCGCAGCAACAGCGCATCCTTGACCGCGGAATTGAGCACCAGGAATCCGTTGTTGCGCTCAAGGACAATGTAATTGCAGTAGTCTGTTTCCTGCTTCGCCTGCTCCTCATCCTCGGATGATACCGGGTCGAATTGCACCAACTGGTCACCGGATACGAACGGCTTGAGCACGTTGGCGAGCACGCCTTCGACCACGTCGGCCACATCGCGCGAGACAACCGACGATCGTCCTGGCAACTCGTCACCGTAGGCTCGGCCAAGGTAACGGTCCAGCGCGTCGGCACGATCGGACGCGACATCGCCCTGGGTGACGCCGATGGCGACGTTCTCGGCCGCATCAATCGCGGCGAGCAGTTCCTCGTCAGACAATGCTTGCTGCTTCGCCATTCTCTTTCCTTGGGCGACCGGGGCCGCGCAGTTGCCGTAGCTCACGCATTTCCTGCTCTAGCCTATCCACCTCCACTGCCAAGGCACGAACCAGGGTGACTGTCGCCGCCAATTCCTGCTTGAGCGCAAGGTATTGCTGCAAATTCATACAATCCCCAAGTTGCTGTATCGGATCGGCGCCATTTTGCTTGCCGCAATCGTCTTCCGCACTCCCTCGCAGGCATAGCGCAGGGAGTCGATCAGGTGGTTGTTCTTGTCCTCGAGCAGCGGCAGCACCTTGCCCGTGAGCGGATCCCGCTTGTACGAGTACAGCGTCAACTCGTCGATCGTATGCTGGCAGCGCGGGTGCACCACGATGTCATAGCTTTGCAGGAAGGCGATTCCCTCCTCGACGCTGCGACTGCCTTTGATCGCCGGGTTGATCTTGGGGAACCCGTGCTTTTGCATATAGCTGATCGTTTCCGGTCGCGCGCTATCGGCCGTTATGAACCACTTGCGCGCATCCGGCACCCGGTCGAACAGGTCAGGCAGTTGCGTGATCTCACAGCCCAGCATGTAGGCTTCATAGTCAACGTACAAACGCTTGCCGTCGATACTGCACCGCACCAGACAGGACGGGTCGATCGCGTAGCCCCAATCCGCCCCTAGGCGAAACACGGTGCCCTCGGGCCGGTCGAACTCTTCCACCGTCCAGTTCTTGAAGACCCTGGATTCGCTGTTGGTGAGGTACTTGCCCAGCCAGATGTGGGCGAACTTCTCGGGATCCCGCTTCAGGTCGTAATCGACCTCGCCTTTCAGGGCCGTCTCACCGAACCACGGATTGTCCCGATAGTTGACCTCGACAACTATGGCATCGGGCGGGACGCTATCGCCACGCAGGAACGCATCCACCGGGTCAGTCGGCTGGCCAGGGTTCCAAGAGAACCAGATCTGGCTGCCCGGACGGCGGATGGTCGGACGAAGCAGATCGAGTGAGCGTTGGCTAAGAGATTGCGCTTCCTCAACCCAAGCGACATCATAACCCTCCAGCGACTTGATGCTGTCCGCGGTGTGATCCTGCATCCCCTCGAAGATGATCCGGCCGCCAGTGTCGCACTCGATATGCGAGCGCAGGACGTTGAACCGATCCTGCACCCCTAGGGCGGCGATCTTCTTCTCCAGCAGCTTCTTAACCGATTGGTCGAGCGTGCGCTGGATTTCCCGCACGCACACAATGTCGGTCTTGGCGAGGATGCTGCGCTCGATCGCCAGTTCCGCGAAGAAGTAGGACTTGCCGCTGCCCCGCCCGCCATGAGCCCCGAGGTAGCGCGCCGGCTCAAGCAGGGGGCGGAAGGCGCGGGCTGTCGGGATTTGCAGTATCGACAATCAGCCGCTCAATGCGCTGTGTCTGCACCGGGCCACCATTGGCACCCGTCAACTCCACCCGGCCAAGCTTTGGAACGTGGTATTCCAGCGCCCTCAGATAAAGGTCAAGGCGCTTGGCGGGATCCTCGATAGCGTTCAGCCACGCCGACATCTGTTCCACGTTATCTTGGGCAAATCGCGCCATCGCCGCCCTAACGTCTACAGTGGTCTTGCGAATCGTGCCCGGCTTTCTGCCGGATGGGTTGCCCGATTGTCCAGGCTTGAATGGCATTGCGAATGATTGCTATTAGCAATCTCAGTCCACCACGGGGGTTCTTGGCTCGCGTGCGGCCTGGACCCACGCCATGACCTGCTCGAGCAACCCGGGGCGCGGATAGGGCGACCACTGGAGGTCGCGCAGCATGGCGAGGATGTCCTGCTTGGTCAGCACTTCTTTCCCTTGCCCTTGCCCTTGTCTGACTTGTCTTTGCCCTTTTTCATGGCGATCCTCATAAAAAAAGGGCGCAAGAGCCCCTGCCCCACCTTATACGCGCACGTTATGCCAATGTCAAGGGTCATCGTTTCGCACTATCAGGTGGAGGCCGATTGAGCATCTTGGTCAGAAGTGAGCGCAGCCAATTGGGCTTTTGCTTTCTGAGGATCAGGGCGTAGTAGACCCAGCCGTAGTAATCGACGATCGGCTTGATTTGTGACTCCCAGGCCCGATAGGCAACGTCTGGGGAGGCAGCCGCGAAGGCCCCGATGATCTCGTCGCCGATGACGTGGCCACAGATCCACTTACCTTCGCGGTGCACAATGCGCGGCTTCATGCTCGGAGTCTAAGTCTGTCCAGCAGCATCCGGCAGGCTTGGTCGAGGTCTAGCTGGGCCTGCCGCCAGCCCAGGTGGTAGTGGCGGACGATAACCACCTTGTAGACGTGGGGTAATTGTTGAATGAGTTGGTCGGTTATTTCGGCATCCCGGTCGTAGACGGGGGTTGGGCGGGCATCTGGGGGGCCTTCCTCGCCCCAGCCGGCGTCCCAGCCGGCGGACGGTGCCCAGTAGGCGGCGAAGGATGGCTCGCGCACGTCCAGGTTGGGGAGCGGGTGGTCGCGGGTCCAGCGGCCCCAGTTGGCGAGGCGCAGGCGGATGGTTTCCAGATCAAGATCTCTCACGGCAAGTCTAGTCGGCGCTTTGTCTGGAAAGCTACGCGATGCCCGTGCGCCCGCATGATGCCGGAGAGGGCCATATCCCAGTCCTCCCGTGGCTGCTCGCGGATGAGATGGGCGAGACAGCCGGGACAGCCGACGCGGGTAGCGGGGCGCTCGGTATGACAGTCAGGGCAAAAAGTTTGACAAAGGTCGTCGGGTTGCATATTCCCCTGCTGCGGTAGCGATGATGTCCTCGGCCACGTCCTGAGCGTCGGCGCCGAACTCGTAGACGCCGACCAGTTGCGACGGCGGCTTGCTCCACGACGGGCGCACTTCGTCTATGTGGGTGAGGCGCTTGATCTCGATTTGCTCGTGGCGCAGGACGATGGCGTAGCGACGCTTGTGCTGGCCCATCAGGAGCAGCATGGCTCGGGCCGAGGCTAGGGCGTCGGACAGGCTGATCACTTCCGCGCTTCCCAGAACCTGCCTTCCTG